TCTTCATCATCAAAAGTCTGTTCAACAATCGTTTTCGGGAAATAACTTTCCTTTAAGGTGTGGAGTTTTGCGCGAAAGGACTCTTCCGAAACAAAGTCAACATCTTCTGTTAGAGACTTGAACTTCTCAATTTCAGTATCGGTCAACTCTTCGGAAACCTCAGAAATGACCTGCTCACGAACTAGTTGTGACTTAACCTGTGTAAGAGCAACATTCTGCTCCATAACAGAGTTAACTTTCTCTTCTAGTTCGTTAATCTTCTCAGACTGTGCTTCGAGAACGTCATATTTCTCATTCGGCACATCAATATAGTGATCTTCAAACAACTGTTTCAGTCCAGAGATAAAGTCTTCTGCAATCTCGCCCTTCAAACCGCGCTCGATTGACAACTCATTCTCTTTCGTCCATTCCTCTACAACATAGTTGAGATATGTATCTACTTTTTCTGTAAGAGTATCAACCGACTCTTCCAGTTTTACTTCAAACTCGCCAGTCATTGTTTCGTGAATACGAGTGATTTCCTCACGGGTTTTTGATTTAACAGCAGCTTCAAAAATTGTTGCTGCCTTATTCTTAAACTCTTCAGAAAGACCTTCGCCATCTACGAGAGCGGCAACGTCTTCCTTGACACTAATAGATTTGATTTTTTCTTCTATTTCTGATTTGGCATCTTCAAGAGCTTTTAACTCTTCTTCCGTCTTAGCATTATCTGCTTCAGCAAGACTGGATTCATGAGATGCGAGCATTTCTTCAATTTCGCCTTTCTTCATCTTTCCAATCTGTTCTAGCGCCTGTGCTTTAGTCATTTTCTTTGCTTCAGCAACAACCTCACCGTCTGGCTCAAATCCAGCTGCAAGTTTTTGAGGACCGTCTGCTTTACCAGCGCCCTTCTGTTGTGCATCACTGGAAACTGCTTTTGCAGCAGCTGCGGCTTTCTTGCCAATTGCCTTTTCGTCACGATCTTCATCAGCACCTTTTTCGACTTTGGCTTCTGGATCAGCACCACCAACATCGGCAACTTCGCCACCGGGTGTTTCTTTACCAATTTTCTTCTTTGGTTCAGCAGGAGTAGCACCCTTAGTCTGGGCATCACTTGCTTCTTCGAGTTCTGCAAGCACTTCCGCTTCCAACTCTTCAATTGTTTGTTCTAATTCTGACATAGGGGTCTCCTTACCTGTGTATTGATTATTTATAAATTAAAGTCTTTTAAGAAACTTTGCGAATGCTAAAGCTTCCTTATTTGCGTTCCTTTGACGTTGCTTCACATCAAACTCTTTTTTCATCTCTACCATTTCCGATTCCAACAGCGCTCCGTTGTCCCAAACCCACTCCTTACCTTCCATAATACCCTCAACAAAAGCGTTTGGTGCGGAAGGGTCAGCAACAATGTCTGCTGCTGTTGCGAGATAGAAGTCGTCCCGCACATAGCTTGCGCCACCTTTTTCGTCTAAACTACCCATTCCCCGTGAGGAAACACCTAGTTTTGCACCTTCGTCCATAAGACTTTTCACAATCTCACCCATAGGCGTAGACATAATCTTCGCCTCTCCAATAAAGTTCTTTCCCTCTGGTTCCAAAGACGTAATCATATGGGATACACGCTCCAGATTGACGGTTGGCCCGTCTGGATGCCCCAGTTCACCAAATGCACGTTTTTCTTTAATAAAATTTTTATTATATTTAGTAACTTCTTTATTAAGTATTTCCATAGGATACACCCGACCATTACGGTTCTTGATGTCAGCCTGCATAAAAATGCCACGAATCTTGTAGTCCTTACCACCACCCTCTTTTGCTTCAGTGATATATTCTACATCTTCTACTGTCTCTGAAAATAACTTCATTGTTCTATCCTTATGCCGTCCAAGCGTTGTCTTTTTTAAATTCTAAAATAACAAACCCAGAAGTGCCCCTTGTTTCTCCGTTGATATCAGAGGATGTTGCAGTCGTATTTGTTGCAGTTCCCTTGATTAGTCCAGCAGAACCATCATAGTGTCCTGTACCAGCAAGTTGTAATGCAACTACATTTGTCGAAGAACCGATAAACTTAATGATCAAATCACCAGTGTTTGCTGCAGCAGTACCCTGAGTGAGGGCCCACCAAGCACGGGACAGGTCTAACTTACAACCGTTTGCAAATCCAGAAAGAGAAGGGGTGTCTGCATTAAGAATAAGATTGTCAGCAGTATCATTATCAAAGATTGCCTTTACCGTTACGATACCACCAGCAGCTGGTGCATTCACAATCGTATCTCTTAATGTTGTCGTTACAAATGACATCTATCTCTCCTAGATCGCTAACATTTCTTTTTCGAAATATCCAAGAAGTTCCTTCTCAGGGACTTTATATTTCTTAGATATATCGGTTATAGTTGTTTCGAAACTATTTAGGAAATCTGAAGGTTTCGCATCCATTTTCTTAAACAAATCGTCTACGGCATCCTTCATCTTAGGCGAAAGCCGTTTATATTGCTTAGATTTCTTATGTTCATCCCGCTCAACAACGGTTGACTCATAAATTTCTTCAATCCGTTTCATTTGTTTTTACACCAGAACCAACAAAAGTCTTTGATACTTCCTTGCGTTTAATCTCCAATGTATCACCAACCTTTGCAGCCATTGCAACATTAAATGCGGTTTCTGCGGCAAGATTATCACCGGCCGCAATTGAATCTACAAAATCTTTATCCATTATTTATCTCCTTTATCGAATTTCTGATCATCATCTGGTTTATCGTCTTGTTCAGGGTCTTCATAGTCTGGCATAGCTTCTGGTGGAATAACACCACCAGCTGCATCCTGTGGATATCTTGTAATACCATCGCCACCATCAGGTATTGCAACTCCACCATCCATTGGGTCAGTATCAAGTTCTTTCGCCATTTGATCACGCATTTCTTTAATTTCTGCATCAGTCAGATTTAGAACCTTCCTTAACACATATTCTTTACTGAAGAATGTTCCAATGTAAGACTGAATGCTATCAAGTGTCTGAATACGATCATTCAGAAGTTCTGCATCTTTCAACTCTGCAAAGTGACCATCTTCCATGAAGTCATACTGAATATGCTCTTGCATACGAGGCCAATCTTCTGGCGAAATTATTCCTTTTAGGAGTAGGTTAGTCTTGAGTAGGTCAGTGAATAGGGGGGTAAATTTCTTCCGAATCCGTTGAACAAACTTAGTAAATTTAAGTTCGTCACGGGTAATCTCTGATGCTCTTCCCATACTGAATCCGTTTTCAGCTTCAAGTCTTGAAATCGGCACGTTAAGTGAACGGTATAGTTTTCGTTGGAAGTATACTATATCATCTATTTCCCCAAGGTTAGAACCACCGGGAAGTGTTGTAATTTCTGTGCCCCGACCACCTTCACGGCGAGGCAACCAGAAATCTTCCAACATACTCATATGATTTCTATCATCCCGAATCTCACCTGTAGTCGCATCATAAACAAGCTTGTTACGATAACGATTCATCACATCTTTTAGATACTGTTCTGCTTTAATTTTTGGTAGATTACCGACATCAATGTAGAAAATTCTACGCTCAGGGGCGCGAGAGATACGATAGATAACAATCGCATCCTCAATCATACGCAACTGGTTAACTGGTTTAATTGCTTTATGTAGATAAGAGATAACCCGGCCAGAGTTGTGATCAAGTAGACCTGATGGAACATACACAACAGAATCAAGAGAAATCCTAATTCCTTGGTTACTTCCTCCACCGCCAGCGGTTGCAAACCCCTTGTCATTATAGATGAAATACTCATCTACTTTTGTTACCATCTCAATACCATGATTCTTTGGATCAGGGTCTTTTTGTGTTTCTTTAACCTTACGAATCTTAGTAGGATCAATATGTCTTAATTGTTGAAGCCCCTTCTTTGGGTCTTTAGAATCAATGAGTTTGTGGTAGTAAATCCGTCCATCAATATACCACCGACGAAAAATGTCGTGACCCTTTTCACCAAAATTGAGAAGCCTCAGAACTTCACTGAATTCTGCTCTAATTCTAGTTTTAATTTTTTCGGGATAAGGTAGATTATGTAAATCTATATTAACAGGAATATCATTAAGGTTTGAAATAATACCTTCATTAACAATATCTTCAACCGCAGCATCACACTCCGATTGCATTGAAATATCTCTGTAACGACGAATGAGATCGAGGTCAGATTTTTCCCGTCCGTCTGTATCTAAAACAGATGAAAAGAAACCACCGCCAGCAATCTCTTGAGTGCCGTCATCAGAATCGGAGTCCGTGAAAGTTTTTTCACGGGGCCCCTGATCCTTTTGTGCCTTTTGTATTGTAAAGCCGAATAATTGTGCCATAATATCTAATATCTCCTACTGTCTATTTAGTAGGTTTAAATTAGAAGTTAACGCCGGAAGCTTCAAAGTGTTGATATCTCCAAGAACATTCAAATTCTTCAACAGCATTTTCAGCAGTCATATCTAATGGAATTGCAGCACCACTTGTTGTCGGCCAAGCATTTCTGAAGATATATGTCTTCAGAACTGTATCGTCACGATCTAATTGATCAACAGTTAAGTCGGTCTGATAGTCAGATGTAGATACAACACCAGTATTTAATGCAAAATCATTAATACCATTATTCCACAATTCAATTGCATTTTTAATCATAAAGTCAGTATCATTATAGAATGTAGTTGTCCAAGGTTCTGGTTCAGCTCGATCACCCGCCATGTAGATAGTACGTCCACGAAACTTCAACGGAATTTCCGTAATAGCTGTAGATGGTAAACTACTTGCCTTTACAAGAAAGGATGTTCTACGAACATCAAGTCCGATAGCGATACCAGCTGGTGGAGTAAGGGTTACCCGAAACTGGTTACCTCTTGCGCCACCACCAATTAGATTAGCTTTAAAATCATCTATGTTTGACATGATTAACCTCCTATCTCACTAAACGCAACACCAGTTCTAACTGCAATGAAGTTTAGTGTAATAAAGTTGATTGACCTTGCTGGTTTAATGTAGATATCACCAATAAACTCGTTACGATCAATAACTTCTGGAGTATTATTAGTTGAATCACAGATAACCTTAAAGTCGAAAATACCCCGCCGACCCTGCACATCTCGTAGAAAGGGTTCAACCATGTTACGAAACTGTGCGCGAGTAAACTCATCATTAAATTCAAAGAGCATGTACTTCGAAGCAGTGGAAATTGCTTTTTCAAGAACAAGGAACAATCGACGCACGTTAATACGATCAAATGCACTTGGTCTAGCAAGAGCAGTTTTATCACCAAAGAGCGTAACACCTTGGCCTGGGAAGTCAACCACTGGGTTGATCCGTGCCTTGTAGAGAATGTCACGATCTGCTTTCATTGGGTTGTAAGCAAGTTTAATTGCACTACGAACATTACCACGATTGTAACCCGCTGGTGAAAACCAAGGGTCTGCTACGTTATCTGTGTAAGCACAAAGACCAGCAGTGTCACCGTTCAAAGGAACAAATCGATACACATCGTTGTATTTGTCATATGTATACTTGTATCCACTATCGTATACCATATATGAAGATGATGGGTTCTTGTCAAATGCGTCTTTGATATTTTCTGTCTGTGTAATGGATGACGTTACACCAACAACCGCAGCACGGTATGGTGAAACAAACCCAACACAGTCTTTACGCAATTCAACAAGGTCTGTGATCATTGTTACAAATGTATCCTGGCCAGCTTCTGTGTCTGCGACACCAGAACTTGGCCCACCTAAAATAAGATTAACATCAACATTTTCTGTATCACCAAACTTGTCATATGCAAGTTCAAGTTCACCAGCAGTAACAGAGTAATCATCCGTTCCACCTGTTAGAGTGGCAATAGCAACACCGGGAACTACTGTGAAGTCCGTACCTGTGGCAATATCTGTGCCCCAGTTAGTACCAGCAGAATTATGATCTGTCCAGTAGATGTAGTTAGAACCACGGAAGATAACATCTGGGTAGTAATTATTACCACCTTGAATTGTCTTCGCAGCTGAGTTCTTAGACAAACCTTGGAACACTTCGATAACCGCAGCTGTACGTTGCCCTGCGACATCAACATCATAACCTGTGATGTCACCTGTTTTATCATAAACTGCAACATGCAGTTCATCTAGTTCACCGCGAGCATTAGCAGTTGACCAATCTGATGTACCGGGAACACTGTTAAATAAATCACTGAAACGCCACCGACGACGAATGAGAGAGTTATCAGGAATAATCGTCTGAAGTCCGCCACCAGATACATCATCAAGAACCCGAATGGTTAGAGTTTCAGAAGAAATTGCTGTAACTTCATATTCTATGTTACCCGATTCCACTTTGTCATGTCCAGCAGCAGCTGAAAATACCAGAGGTACATCGTTGGCAACTGTGATTGCTTTATCTAAAACAACAACGCCGATAACCGAACCAGCACTACCACTCTGCGAAGTTACAGATGCAATCTTAACCACTACGTCACCATCAGAGATACCAGCACCAAGCACACGTTGGCCAACTGCAAGAGTACCAGTTCCACCATCAAGAGTAAGAGTTTTAGAAGCAACTGTGATTGCACCGTTAACTACTGAAACGATATCACTTGCATCGTAGAACTGAATGATGTCCCCGATTACGATTGATGCGGCAGTTGCATTTTGGTCATCAACTGTGATTTCCAAATCACCAATTGCACCAGCACCATTAACTAGGTTAAGAGAACCAAGTTGTTGTGAAAATGCTGCGGGGCTTGCACAGATATCAACACCAAGTGAATTACCATGAGTACCAGCGGTACGAGCAGTCCAATCACCATGAGAGCCCTGTCCCGTTGAGAAACTAGCTTCATAATGGTCATCGTCACGAATAAGAATAGCACTGGTTGATCCAGCGTTTAATATGGTTGATTCTGCACGAACCACTCGGAGTGCGTCACCATACTGCAAGAAGTTTGCAGCAGTGAACCACCACTCAAAATTTGAACTATTTGGTTTACCAAATGTATGTAAAAGTTGTTCTTCCGAACTAATTGCAGTAATAGCACTAACCGGACCTTTTGCAAACGGCCCAGCAATAGCAGCGATAGAGGTGGATACTGCTGGAATAACATTTGTAAGATCAATTTCCCTAACGTGTACGCCGGGTGATACTAGAAATGACATGTCTTTACTCCTAACTAAGAGAGTTGTTATTATTATACTGATATTTATAAAAACACTCTTTTACACAACTCAGTTTTTATAAGTGTTATATCATATAAATAGAATTATGAACCCCCATTACGAAAAATATAAAGACACTATCAAAAAGGTTTCACGAAAAAATTATCAGAAACGAGTGTTTCTTTTAAATGAATTTCTCACACACAAATCATGTATTCACTGTGGAGAATCTGAACATGTCTGTCTCAAATTCTGGCCCCATGATGCAGAGATACATAAAGTATCTAAAAGAGTTGGAACTAGTGACGACAGCCGCAAAGAGGTATTCCACCTAATTGACCAATCTGTTATCCTTTGTTACAACTGCTATATCAAAAAACATCATGATCTTATTGAATTTATTTAGGTAATTACCAACTTCCAGAACTGTCTCTTACAATAGGAGCCCAACGAGTTCCATACTCGTCTACCATTTCACCAATATTCTCATCCTCAAGACCATTTACTATAAAACCAAAGGGTGCCATATCCTGTTCCAGCATATCCTGCTGTTCATTCATCATAACTCTTCGGATATCGTTATTGGTAAGTTCCTTAAAATATGTTTGGTCCGTAAGCCATGCAAAGATAAAGAGACACGCAACCAAGTCATCGTTACACCCATCATCTGCCTCAAAGGAGGAACCCTTTACAATAAAGGTAGAGAGCTCGTTGATGATGTCATAGTCCTCAACAATCAGTTTATTATCCTCAACCAACTGTTTAAGGTTTGAACAACCAATCTTCTTAACTGCTTTAGTCGTCCTTACCCCCAACTGCGCCCTACCACCGCTGAAGCCCGCTCCAATGACTTGTCCCGCTCGCCCACGCATACTAGCCATAATAAGGTTGTCATACTCCAGATCAAACTGCATAGCGTTAGCAACCTGTTCTCCTATGTCATTGACCTCAATCAATACATATGCCTGATTATATGCCCGCGCAGTGTCATATATTTTAGAAGGAAATATGAGAGGTTTTAGCTCGTTATCTCTAAACTTTGCCACGACCCTATATGGTATCTCGCTAACATCCATAACCACAAATGCTGAGTAATCATTTTTTGTTCCTCGTGAAACGTCAGCAACCAGAACATATGTGTGACCTTCTTCTGGCGGAATGTGAACATCAAGACCAGCATTAGATTGTTTAGGTGCTCGATATGCCAACTGTTTAAGTTTATATGGTGTAATCAGTGTATCAATAGAGCCCAAAAATTCACATTCAAATTCCGTGTTGAACTGTGCTTGAGAGGTATTCTTGATTGTTTCTTCTTTCCACTTTTCATCCCTACCGGGAACTTCACTCCAATGCACCTCAATGGGTATGTAAGAGTTGCGACCCTCTTCTGCATCCACCCACAACTTGTAGAACATGTTCATACCATGCGGTGTGGAAACAATCATCACCTTGGTAGTCTTACCAGATGAAATCGTAGGATACACTGAACTGAAGAACTGCTCGGCTACGTTGGATGGAACGTATGCAAACTCGTCAAGGAAAATAATATTATAAGAACCACCACGAACAGCAGAAGCTGAAGTAGAAGACGCCAGTATTTTCGAACCATTTTCTAACTCCAGAGAACCCTTATTCCAACTCATTACCCCCTGTTGTAACCATTTCGGTAGATGTTCATATGCAAGCTGCAAACGTGAT